AGCTCCGCAGTAATACTGTTCGCAAGCGAAGAAGATCCTAGCAGGGTTAGCCTTTTATTTAAATCAATTAACATTACAAAACACCATCAACAATAACTGTATAACCGTCACCTTTTGCATAAGTAGCAATATTTTCGGTTTGCTGAAATTGGTGTTCAGCATCAGCGCTTCTAATCATTGCATTAGCATCAGCGCCTTGATTGTTTAACCAAATTTGCCCTTCAGCGCTTTGCTTAACAGTGATGATTGCAGCGCCAGCGGCGATTTGCTGCCAAGCATTAGTTAAAGTGATTGTTGCTCTAGCCATTATTTCACCTTGTTATTGTGAAGATGTTCTTCAATTAAATTTAAAACCGCTTCTTCTTGCCCATCGCTTAATTCATCTTGCGGGGGCAGCGGCGCAGCCGGCGCATTTTCCACGGCAATCATTGGCGCGTTTGCTTCAGCAAGCTGTTGATTTGACCGCTTGTTGCGTTTAATGTTTTTACTAAGCTTGGTTCCAGTAAGCTCTTTAGCAGCTCTTTCAGCGCTTATAAAACCTCTATCAACCATGTTTCCATAAGCATCAACCTCTTTTTTCAAGTCAACGCTTGGTTTAATTGCACCGCCCCAATCTGAAGCAATCCAAGAACCAAAAATATCATATTGCGCGGGATTTCTCCACGCCTCAAGCATTCCCGGCGCTGCAATCTTACCAAGCAAAACTTCAGATATAAGCCATTGCTTATAAATTGGCTTGGTAAACATATCAGCAAACAATTTTCTTTGCTTATCAAGATAAATCTTGAATTCATTCACCGCCCCACGGCTTGCGGAATAGTTACTTGAAAAAGATAGTTGAAGAATTTCAGGGGGAATCTCATTGGCCCACGCAACCGCGTTAATAATTGCAGCCTCAAAGCCTCCAAAGTTTACGTTTGGTCTTTGCGTATTAAAGCTTTGCGGTTTTTCCCCAACTTGTAATTCTTCAGCAACAATGCCCGGAATTTGATCCGCAACAGTAAAAGTTCTTGAACTGCCATCACCATCAGTAACAGCAATTGCATCTTTTCTAACTGCGCCCTGTGAAAAAGGCGTTGAACCGATCTTGTCTTGACTCTTTTCAACCCAAACAGCAAGAAGCGAATTTAAAACCGCCGCCCTTTGTTCAGAATCACGATAACGATCAATTTCTTTTAATGATTGCAGGATTAAAGAAAGCAATGGAACGCCGCGCACTTCATCAAGGCGCTTTTTAGTTCCATATAACAACCAAGCTAACTGCCTTCCAGACTTTTCACCCCTAGCAGCTACACGCTTTGCACCGCCCCCGTTTTGTGTAACCCAAAAAGCAACTTGCCGCCCTTTTGTATCCAGCTCAACACCATGAATAATTTTATGGCCTTGTCGCGGCTTGGCATTAATAGGGGTTTGAACATTTTTTCCGTTAATTAGCTGAACTTGCGGCAAGAAAGTTACCTTTGATATCCGCATTACAACAAGAACATCACCGGAAATAATAGCGGTTTGGCGCGCGGTTTCTTGCAGCGCTCCAAATGTTTCAAGTTGGTTCCAATCAGTTAATTCAGGGTTATCGCCCCAAATACTAAAACGATTTTCAACATCTTCAGACCATTCGTTCAATTGATCATCATCCATTTTAAGGATTTCAGAATTTGGAACGGCTTCAAGTGTTAAACCAGTGTTGATTTCATTTGTTGAAAGTCTTTTAACAAGGCCGGCGGCATAAAGATTTTCAGTAAACAGTTGTTCAGATCTTGCCCGCAAACTCCAATAATCAAGAGCAAATAATTTTGTTGCACCAAACCCGCCGGCAAATTTTGAGCCATCAAAAGCCGTTAACATTTCGGGAGGGTATGCGCCGTAATTGTAAGAAGCTTTTTCTTTGGCGCGCGGCATATCCCCAAGCGATACAACATCGCTTTGAACTTGTTCAACTGGAGAAGCCCGGTTAAAAACCTTCCAGTTTTGGGGAAGTAAATCTTTAGCTTGCATTAGTAAGCGGGCCTACCATGATGAACGCCATTTTTGCCAAGTCTACCGCAAATTACAGCGTATTGGTTCAAAACGCTATCGTAAGTTGCCTGTAAACTTTTCAAATCCTGCCGGGTAACGCTTTGCTGCCCCTGCCCCGTATTCAACGAATAACTGATAACGCCATTTTCAGCGCTCAGGGCAATAATAGCAGCAGAATAATTATCCAACATGGTTTCCAAGTTTTCCGCTTGCTTTTGAAGTACAGTATTTAAATTCGGCATAGACACCCCCGGCAACGTAATGATAAACGTCTATTCATCAAAAAACAATTTCTCTTTTTCCAGATATTCCCAAAATAATTTCCAATCCCTAAAATCAATTTTAATATAAGCTTCACAAACAGCCAAAGAAATAACATCAAGCGCCGCATGGCTATAAATAGTCAAATCCCAAGCGTGATTATCCACACCGGGCGAACAATGCCAAACAAAACCAACTCTTAAATTCGTATTCTTATCAATTTTTTCTTTCTTGCTTTCAGCAGTCAATTCTTTGAAGAATTTGTTGCTGTAGTCTTGCGGATAGTTTGGATAGCCTATTGGTTGAACATCTTCATAATTATCCCAATCCTTTTTTAAGTAAGCGTGAACACGATCTTTATAAATCGTTGTATTAATATGATAAGCGCGCGTTTTAAGCGTTGTTTCAAATTCTGTAAACTCTTTATGGCGCGCTCCCTTTGTTAAAACATCATTACCTTTAATCGGATAAACCCCTTCAGAGTATTGGCCGCAAAATTCATAAACAGTATCAGCGCGATAACCAGAATCAACAAAGGTTGTAACTATTCTATATTTCTTTCCATCATCAGCAATATAAACTTTTTCTTCAATGTAATATTGAAGTTGTTTCCAGCAATCAGAATTTAAATCATCGGTATCACCGTTTAATTTTCTCCATTCAACCGAATAAGATCTTGAGCCTTTACAAAATCCAGTAATTAAAATATCAATTCTATCAGCATGAATATCAGCAGTTAAAACCAACACCAAAACAGGCGAACCAGTTTCTTTAATTGCTTGTTGGTTTGGAACTTCGCCGGAAGTGTACATTGTGCGCCGGTTTGTTATAACCATTTCAAGCGCTAATTGCTGCCCTTGCACTTGCCACGTTTTACCCTCAACAGTATTCCGGAAAAATTTATAGGCTTCCATATCCCGAACCCTATCTTCTTGAACGTTCCACCCTTCAAGCCATTTCCCCGCAATTTCAACCCATGTTTGAAGCATGGAATAAAGGGAATTCAAATGATAGCTTCTAAAGTTTGGATCTTGTGTTTTAGCTGTTGCCTTCCAGTAACCACGCTGTAAAAACCATGCTTTATCATGGTCATAAAATATAGCGGCGCAGCCGGCGCACTCATAAGCAACAGTTTCTTTTTTCAAAATGCCATCATCATCAACTTCAAACACCAAACCAAAATCAGAACCATCTTCACGCTTACCATGAAAAAGAAGTTCTTGTTCATATTTGCAATGCGGGCAAGGAATTAAATATTTTCTTTGATCACCCTTTTCATAAAGCGGTTCAATGATACTTGTTTGTTTTATTGCTGGAGTTGAGATATATAAAATCTTGCGCGAACTTTCATAAGCCGCTGTTCTACCTTTTGCCAGTTTAACCGCTGAACCTTGCCCCTTTAAATCCCTTGGGTATTCTTCGATTTCATCCATTAACAGAATTTTAATACTCCAGCTTTTCAAAGCCCCTATACTTTGCGCGCCCGTGGGCAATAAGTAACCGCCGCCCTTCCATGATATTTTTTTTACCGTTTGTCCGGTACGCCGCTTGTTTTTTTCATCAGAACTTTGAATTAAATGCTCAAGATTTGAATGGCGCAGCATAGCCATAACGCGGGTTTCAATAATTTGTTCAGCAACATCTTTTGTTGAAGTAACATACATACAAGGCGCATCTTTAATATGTTCTATTTCGTAACCAATGGCATTTTCAAGAACCCCAACAGATAAACCCAATTGCAGCCCCTTCATTACTGCAATTTCTCTAATTGGTGAAGATGGTGAAAAACAATCAAGGATTTCGCGCAGCGGCGGCGCAACATCAAACGAATAATAACCCGGCATATCCGTTAAAGAGGGGGGAAGGTATCTGTTTTCTTCCGCCCATTCAGATGGCAGGATTGAAAGCTTTTCATCAGTCAAGCCGCTAACTTGCTCAATTAGAAAATCTTTACATTCTTCAGTTAAGGCTTGATCAAGCACTTTCAATCATCCTCACAGAATCATCTTTAAGATCTTTTATTTGTTTGCTCATATCGGTTCTAATTTTTTCAGTTATCACTTCAACGGGTTCGCCGGCCTTGGTAAGTTTCATTGATTTAGCGGCAAGCGTGGGCGGAAGATCTTCAATTAATTTTGTATAGCTGTTATCAATCAACGGAATTAAATATTTTGAAACTAATGCGCGCGGGATAAACTCACCACGCTTTTCATTTGCTTGAACATCTTTTAAACGAATTTCAGCAATGGTTTTCCGGGCAACCATCAAATCTTTAAACTGTTCTTGCGTTCCAAAGCGCTGGTAAATTTCGTTTAGCGTCATTTCGCTAATGCTTTCAACATCTTCAGTTGAAAGAATGCCGGCTTTTGTTTGATCTAAATCAGGTAAATCTTCCCCTTCCGCCTCCCCTTCCCTTTTCGGCGCAGTTTGAACTTTTTGTTGTTTTGGTTTTTGTGCCTGAATTACTGCATCAGATTGAACTTGTTTAAGGGTTTCTTGCCCTTTTGAAGTCGCCCTTTGGCGGTTGCCTTCTAGCCATTTCTGAACAATAGGGTTTTCAAGGTCTATCTTCTTTCCAACAAAAACTTCTTCAGGCCAATTTTTTTTTACTTGGCTCACAGCCGGCGCGGATACCCCCGCCATTTTTGCCAAAGCTGCCCCGGTTACTAAAAGTTTACTGCCCTTTCCCATAAATTAAGCTTAACAAAAAAGTATTAAGCTTAACAGTTCCAAGCCCCACAGACATTCCCCTTCCCCTGCGCGG